AATCGAAGCTAATTTCCAGCCCCTGTGACTGGCTGCCGTCTTTACCGAAGGTATAAACGGCGGAGGTGATTACGCCCTCGTAAGCGCCGTTCTCGGAAATACCCATGCCTGCGCCAGCTTTCTTGGCGGCTTCAGCGTCGAATTTAAAGCTCATTGGTTGCATCAGATTGTTGCTCCTAAGGAATCAGACAGGAAGTCGCAGATGGCGACGTCCACAGCTTTGAGGTCATTGTCCATTTCGGACAGGTCAGGGAATAAGTCAGGCGGTGCTTTGGCGGTGTCGTTGTCGTCACCTTTGATCAGAAAGACATGCTTACCGTCCTTCTTAATGGCGCGCAGAACGATGGAGAAATAGCCCTCTGGGGTCAGCTTTTCGTTAAGCATCTTCCCAGCGGTCTTCATGCGGATTTTGCCTTCGCTCTCTTCTGTGTGAGCCAGAAAGTAAACGCGAACGTCGTCCGGCAGCTGCGTGGCCGCAGTGATGATTCGCCAGACGTGATCCGCCATTTCAGTGAACTTGGTGTAGCCGGTTTGGTAGGCGCGCATCATGTTTTCGTGCTGCATCACCACTTGGAAGTCATCGATGATGAGCACCTTCCGCGTTTTCGACAGAACCATGCGCTGGATCTTGTCCTGCACATCATTCCAGTCGTCGGTTCGAAACACGTTGCCGCGCTGGGCCACGCCGTCGGCGTCTGGCTGGCCGTTGATGCGCCAGCCTTTCGAGCGGAAGGGCAGCAGTTTGGGGATGCATTGGATAAGCAGGCATTCATCTGGCTGGAAGTTTCGCAGGCTGTATGACTTGCCCGCGCCAGAGTCGCCAAGGATCAGAACTGGAGTACCCATCAGAACATCGCTCCTAAGTAATGGCGCATGGTGAACTGCTGGTCTTCGTTCAGCTTATCCATATTGGATAAACACCAGCGAAAATAGCCCGCATCCTTTGCGGCTATATCAGCAAAGGTTTCATTTCGGTACTTTCCGAATTTCATGATGTGGAGCAGGGAAGGTTGCTTTGTGATTTCCCTCATTTCAGCGATCTTCCATTTCGCTAGGCTGTTCATGTATAGAAGGGTTGTGGCCGTTACGTAACAGTCATAAAGCGCACGGTGCGCATACAAACCTTCCGGTACGTCCGGATCCAATCCGAAGCGGTACCGCAGATACTGGTTGCCGTGTGACTTCTCTTCCGGCCAGAGTTTGCGAGCCAGCTTCATCGTGCAAACCCATGGCGCCAGAATCATCGGCAGCTTTTCCCGGTCGAATGCCGCGTTGTGAGCGACGTAGATATCAGCGCCCAAGTACTTATCAATCACAGCGTCGAGCGGCGGCGCATCAGCGACCATATCTTCGGTGATGTGGTGCAATTCCATGGCCTCAAAACCGATGGGCTCAGGGGGCTTTACAAAGTCGCTGAGAGGGTTACAAATTTCACCGTTTACGATATCGACGCTGGCGATCTCGCAGACGCCGCCCTCGATAGAGGTTGTTTCGGTATCAATGACTCGGAAAGTGGTCATGCTGATTTCCTGTATCGGTTTGCGCGTCGAGATTTGCCTCGAGGTGAGCCAGGCGCATGGCCAGCCGCTCAAGGGTCGCAGGGGGTATGCAGCGGGCGACGCATATCGAGAGGATCAGGTCTTCTGTCACCTGCTCCTCAGTGGGCACGTTAACGTTTATTGCCATGGCGCGTTTACCAGCATCATTGTGGAAACGATCAGGGCAAAAAGAATGCCGAAGAAAACATAGCGACCAAGCATGTTGGGCTGCCAGTTACTGACGTCATCGCCGGTCAGCTTGTACCGGTATTGCTCCCTTTTTGCTGCGTTCATTTCCATGATGTTTTCCCTCTGGCGCCGCGCGTGGTTGGCGCTGCCTTCGTGCGTTTCTGCATCTGCAGCATGTAGGCGCAAATGCCCTCTTTGCAGACCGTGTGAGTTTTGCTTCCGCGATACTGCTCAACCGTGACAAGCTGCAAATCGGCCGGCAGCCGGAACTTGCCACAGTAGTCGCACATCAGCGACTCAACATGCTCAGTCGCTGATGCGCAGATGACGGCTTCTCCATACTGGCGGGGCGTGCCCGCCTGGTCGGTATAGAAAACTGCATTAGCGCGGCATTCGTTGAATGTCACCAACTGGCGGCCAATGCGCAGCGGCGTGCCCGGCGGCAGTGCGGCGAGGCGTTCTCTCGATAATTTGGGGATGATCTGCATAGCAGCTCCTTATTTAGTCCATGACAAAACGCCCGCGGTGACTGGCAGGCTTCTTTGCGATGGATGAAAAAAAGCCCTCGGGGCGCGAGGGCAAACACAGCATGGAGAGTTGTTAGAGAGTCGTGCGGCCGGATTCGAACCGGATCCGGGGTAGGGAACCCCGCGCATTGCCTTTTATGCTACCGACACAACGGCCATGCCCACTCATCTGCATCCACGGATACGCACGAACAATGAGTAAGGGAATGAGTAGGCATGCCGTTGTGAGCTGGGATGATGCCCAGCTAGTGGTCTTAACGAAGCCCTGACCCGCAGGGCAGCGGTAAAATCACTTCGCTTCAAACACTTTCATAGCTGTTTCAATTCTTGCCGCCGTGCCTGCGTTAGGCTCAATCTGCTGGATGCGCTGAGCGTCTTGCAGCAACTGAGCGATGATGTGTTTTAATTCTTCGTTGCTCATTATCTCACCCCTTAATAACGTGATTAAAAAGGGCCGCCTAAGCAGCCTTGAAACCTGTCACCTCTATCCTGCATATCGGATAGGTGTAGAGCTTGTTGTCCTGAACAATTTTCTGTGCGGCTTCCATGGTTTCGGCGCTATCGCAGAACTTGATGTTCTCGTAATACGAGCCGTCGTCGCTCTCCGGCTTGCCAGCCAGAATCGTGAAACAAAGTGACATGTTATTTTCCTCTCATAACGTGATTAGTTGCTTTACAGGTGTGCGTTTCTTCGGCCAGATAAACTATTTCCATCGCCTTACCGGTATTTTCCGCTTTGCCAAATATTCGGTTGCAGTGATGGCACAGCACCGTCGCTTCACCGCGCCCGCTCACACCCCAAGTGATATCGTTTTGCTTGATTGGCTGTGATTCAGTAATCATCTTTTCCTTCCCCGTTTAGTGGTTTTATGTCTGCCGTCTCGTGTTGACAGCGGCAGGGTAAAAACACTTCTCCCTTAAAGAGCTTATTTGCGGTCGATCCCTCTCGGGGCCGGAAGTGATTACATCGCTCACCTCATCGCGTGCTGCTTAGTTGGCGTCCTGCCGTTTCGATGGAATGAATTTATCTCAAAGATAAAGATTGGTAAATAGCAAAATGATAAATATTTTATATTATCTGAGGGTGATTTTGATAAATACATGAATAATAAAGATAAATTAATTTATCTTTATTTTGTTTGGGCGTAAAAAAACCAGCTCAAGGCTGGCTTCTTTAGCATTTATGGATGGGGGTTAACCTAAGCGTGAGTAGGCCATCTGCCATTTTCCGACGATAAACCCTTCTATGTGAAAGGATTCTTCGTTTTCATTATTAATTTCCCAGCGCTCATATTTTGTATTGTCACTGATTACAACAATCCTATCCTTTAGCATTTGAAGGCGTTTTATATGCGACCCCTCGCCATAGCTGAACGCATAAATGCCGTCACTTCGAAACGTTTTAACCGTGATATCAATAATGACAAGCTCGCCCGGGTCAATCGTCCCAATCATGCTATCGCCAGCCGCAGTGGTCAATTTTAGAGAAGACGCCGGTCTGCCACCGAACATGCGCTTAGCGTATTCGGGATCAACTTCTATAGACTGAATTATCTCCGGATAATCACTATTCATACGACCAACCCCGCAACTATGCTCCGCATCTAACAATTCCAATCTGTATGGATGATCAGTATAGTTTTTAGAGATGTTTTGCAAGTCAAAAGCGCCGCTTTTGCTAGATTCAGTATTGGAAATGCGAGTTAATCCTGGAGTGTCTTCCGATTGCGGAACATCTAACCAGCCACGGTTTAGACCAAGATTGGTCTCTACTCTGCGTGCAATTATGTCCCCAACGTTACGAGTCGCATTCACACTAATCAGCTGGCTAAGCTGAGACGCAGGCAACCCGATTGCATCAGCAAACTGCGATTTAGTCTTACCCTCACGAATAAAAGCATCCATAAGGGCGCGCAAGTTATTGCGTCTGAAGTCTTTAGTTTCCATTCCCGAATGTTCCCACGTATTAGCAATATGATAAATATCCAAAATGCTAAATTCGCGTTGTCATTAATTTATCTTTGAGATAAACTCATTTTATCTTTAACGAAAAAGGTAACTAAAATGAGCAATGATTTACTCCGCTGGCGCAAAGAGGCTAACAAGGAAGAGTGGTTTGCTCTTGCTCAACACGTTGGGACCTCTGTTGGCTACATGAACCTGATTGCATATGGCGTTCGCCGAGCATCTCCCGACCGCGCCGAAGCAATCGAGAAGGGCACTAAATTGATAGGCAAACATTCACCAGTAACCAAAGAAAGCCTTGTTTTCGCAACTGCCCGCGTAAACGCGGCATAACTACGCACTCAATCAACACGGAAATATTAAGCAATGCAACACGCAATTACTTGCAACACATCAGTGATTTGCAAGCCGGAAGTACTCGAGGGGTTTTGGCTGAAATCAGTACTGGAATTTGGGAATAAACCCCTGGCGAAGCAGATGGGAATTCATCCGACCGCGCTTAGTCGCGACAAGGCTCGGATCGCTAAGTTGGCGAGTCAAATGGTTCACCAACTTGGGCTGCCTGCTGGATCAGTCGAAGTGCTCGGGTGTGAGCAGAATGTCGTGATAACCGGTGCCGAAGCAAAAGCGTTGCTTTTGATGCTTGAGCATATCCGGGAGCCGAAATCTCAGGAGGCGTAATGAACCATATCGAATTTATTGAGCACCACATCATGCAAAAACTGACTGCTGATGGAGTATCGGTGGGGATCGCTCAGGGGGGGGGCAAGCTATGCGCTTGAACATTATCGCCGCTGCTCACAAGCCAGCGCCAAAGGCAAGATTTTCGACGACTGCATGCGCCTGGCTAAAGCGTGGGCTGATAAGCATGGCACCGCGAAAGACAAGCCGGTTAGCACCAAAAAGAAAAGCCGCACTGCTGGAACAGTACGGCCATCACTTCTTTAAAAACCACTGAGGTTTTAACCATTATGCACAAGAAACGGCGCACAGCGCAACCCCAAGAAATTACCCGTTATGACTTTGTTCGGCCAGCTGATCCAATTGGTACAGCGCCCAAAGAATTCCAGCAACGTCTCGCAGCTGAATGGCGAAAAGTTCAGGATCAGCACAAGGCCAAAGCAAATGAATAGCACAGCAGAAATTATCCAATTTCGCGCACCCGAACAGCGCGAGGAGCGTCGCGTGGCTGATACAGATAACGGTTTCATGAGGCTGGCCAACTCGATAACTGATGCACTTTTGGTGTCCAGCTTAACTGAGCGCCAGATGAAAGTGATCTTAGCTGTCATGCGGAAAACGTATGGTTTTAACAAGCCTTTCGATCGGCTGACGAATACCCAAATTTCTGCAATGACGCGGATTCATCACACGCACGTTTGCACGACAAAAAACGAGCTTTTGACCCGTGGGTTTTTGGTTATGAATGGTCGCCTGATAGGGGTTAATAAGGTTGTATCTGACTGGAATAACGACATTAGCCAAAGTAGCAAAACATTAGCCAAGGCAGCTAATAAAAGTTTAGCCAAGTTGGCTAACGCACATTCGCCAAGTCAGCTAAACACAAAAGACACTCTTCAAAAGACAGAAAGACAAGATCCCCCTAAAGCCCCCGAGGGGCAAAACGGGAAGGAATTTTCAGAACACGTTCTGGCAGAAGCAAAACAGGCCCTGGAGTATTACAACGAGCTCACAGACGGCAGCTGCCGTTCTGCAGAACCCTTCGCAGTGCTCTTGACAGAAACCAAGACCCGCAGCGCCTACACCCTGCAAGACCTGCAGTTGGTTGTTCGCTGGGTAGTCCAGACGTGGAAGCCAAGAAATAACACAGTGGCCAAGCCAGCGAACATCTGCCGCGTAAACCGGTTTGATGGCTACCTGTCTGACGCCGAAGCCTGGCAGAAGACCAGCGTTGATATCGACTGCCAAGCCGTGATTGATGCCTACAACGCAGTAACCGAAGGCAGCATGGCACCCGCCGAACTCTACCGCGACCGTGAGTTAGCGATCCGCGAACTTGCAAGCCATCTGGCTAAACAGACCGTAGACGGCTTTAGAGCGTATTTCGAAGCTTTCCTGGTCGATGCCCGCGAATACCACTTCGGTGGCCCTGACGGCCTCGGCTGGCGCGCAGATTTCGATTATCTGATGAAGCCGGTAACTCTGCGCAAAGTTCGGGAGGGTACGCTGTGATCAATCAGGAAATCGAAGCGAGTGTTATTGGTGGACTGCTGCTTGGGGGCAACACCCCGGATGCTACCGATGTGCTGGCCACTCTGGACCCGGAATCATTTTCCGTGCCGTTCTACCGCCTGACCTTCAAAGAGATCAAGCGACAGGCGAACAATCGCGGGTTAATCGACGGGTTGCTGATTGCCGAAGCCATGGGCGATGAGCACTTCGCGAACGTCATGGACACCATGCGCAAATGTCCGTCGGCGGCAAACCTCAAGGGCTATGCGCGCATCGTCGGTGAGTTCTCGCAGATCCGCCAGTTCCAGCAACTCATGGAAACCTACTACGACCAGATCACCACGGCGAACAATCACGAACGCGCCATCGATACGATTCAGGAATTCGTCAGCCAGGTGATGAATATCAACCGCTCGCACGATGAGATCCAGCCGGTTCACATCGATGAGCTGCTGGGCTCGTATGCCGATCTGCTTGAGCATCGCCTGAAGAACGGCGAAGAGTCAGACACGTTGAAGACCGGTATCGCCGAGCTGGACGAAATCACTGGCGGCCTGAACAACGAGGACTTCATCGTCGTGGCCGCACGTCCGGGGATGGGTAAGACCGAGTTTGCGCTTAAGGTCGCCGAAGGTGTTGCCGAAAGCACCATTCGCATCGGTGAAGAAGATTTACCGCGCGGCGTACTGATTTTCTCCATGGAAATGAGCGCTCAGCAGGTGATCGAACGCCAGTTAGCGGGCGCGTCAAATATGCCGGTTTCCGCACTTCGTAAGCCCTCCCGCATGAACGATGAGGACTGGGGCCGGATCTCAATGGGCATTAGCCGTCTGCAGGGCCTGCAGGTGTGGGTTGTCGACGCCTCCAACCTGACTATCGAGCAAATGCGAGCTATTGCCGAGCGCCTTAAGCGCAAGCATCCGAACCTGTCGCTGATCATGGCGGACTACCTTGGCCTAATCAAAAAGCCGCGCGCTGAGCGTAACGATCTCGCTATCGCCCACATCTCTGGCAGCCTGAAGCGCATGGCGAAAGAGCTGAAAACGCCTGTTATCTCGCTGAGCCAGCTCAACCGTGACGTCGAGAGCAGGCCTAAGGGACAGAAACGCCCGGTCAACTCAGACCTGCGCGACGGCGGATCCATCGAGCAGGACGCGGACGGGATTTACATGCTGTACCGCGACGGCGTTTACGAGCCAGACAGCCCGGCGGCGCCGTTCGCTGAAATCATCGTGACCAAGAACCGATTCGGCATGCTCGGCACCGTTTACCAAGAATTCAGAAACGGCCACTTCATGTCGACCGACCAGGTCCGAGCCGCCGAAATCTGCAAAGTTCGCTCGCAGCCAGCGGCGTCACAACGCACCTACGCAAGGAGGGAACTCTGATGGATGACTTCTGCCTGCACGAAACCACGAAAGCTCAGCTCTGGCCGGTTCTCAAAGAGTTGGTTTCGTCCGGCAAGCGCTACCGCGTCAGCATTGTTGAGTGGCGCGATAAGCGCTCACTGAGTCAGAACGCGCTGCTGTGGAAATGGAACGGTGAGATCGCCAGCCAAGTGGCCAAGGCCGGAAAGGGCAAGTTCACTGCCGAGCAGCTGCACGAATATCTGAAAGACCTGTACTGCCCGCCAAAGGCAATAACCGTGATGGGCGAAACGCGCTACGTAAAATCCACGAAGCTGCTGGATACCGGCGAAATGACCCTGTACCTCGAGCAAGTCGATGCGTGGGCACACCAGCGCGGTTTTCGCCTGACCATTCCGGCGCGCTGTGAATATCAACAACTCAGAAATCAACAGGTGGCCTGATGAAAACTTACGTGATTACGCCAATCTCAAAGCCTCGAATGACGCAGCGTGACCGCTGGGCGCAGCGCCCGCCAGTGCTCCGGTATCGAGCGTTTTGCGATGAGGTGCGCCTCAAGGGGATTTCTCTGCCTGAGTGCGGCTGGCACGTCACGTTTGTTTTGCCGATGCCCACCAGTTGGAGCAAAAAGAAAAAGGCTGATATGGCGGGAAAACCGCATCAGCAAAAGCCCGATAAAGACAATCTGGAAAAAGCGTTGCTCGATGCAATCTTCGAGGATGACTGCCGAATCTGGGACGGTCGAGTGACAAAGATTTGGGGTGAATCCGGTCAGATAATCATTGGAGAAATTAGATGAATCTTGAAGCAGCTGTTAAACATTTTTCCCCGAAAAGCCTGATGATTAGTGATTCATCTCGCGCTACCGCATCTGCGGCGCTGACCGGTACCGATGTAATGGCTGCACTGGGAATGGCCCAGTCACGGGCAGAGCTTGGTTTTGCGTTGTTCTTTGCCAAACACATGAAGGACCAAGAGAGCAGGGAGAAGGCAATCAAGCTTCTTGCTGGTGTTGCATTACGGATGGCACCGAAGTCAATCGGGAAAGTGGCAGGGCGGCAGATGGCGAAGGCCATGCTGATCATGTGCGTGCAAGCAGTTGATGTTTATTGCCGCACCGCTGACGATCCTCACGCGCGATGCCCTCAATGCAAAGGGCGCCGGAAAGTGGCTCCAATTGCTCTTGCCAATGGCGGAGGCTTGATTTGCGATTATGCACTCATGGGCAAGGCTGAGAGGCAGATAAGCGAGCCTGGCGAAAGAGATTGCCCGCGCTGTCACGGTACCGGCCTGAAAGCATCGCCATCTTCTCGCACGTACCGCGCCATAAATGCGTTGCTTCCAGATTTACCACAGCGCACATGGTCGCTTAACTGGAAGCCTTTCTACGACCAGTTAATAAGCCACTGCGACGCAGAGGAATCGCATGCAGACGGGCAATTTATGCAAATAACCGGTGGTGGCACGTTGGCGGCGTAATGCCTGATTTTAACTAAATATAGGAACGTGATGCTTGCAAACTTGCCAAAAGTGTAATAGATTTCGCCTAACCATGGGATATTAATACCCACAACACATTTAAACCTCGGCACTCGCCGAGGTTTTCTTTTTATTATGTTCCTGAAAACTGTGTATGCATGGATAAATATGTCTGATATGCACCATAACCAAATGCTATCAAAGAGAGAAATCCTGCGGCAATGGCAGCAATATTAAATATACCTCCAATTTTACGCAGTTTCTCATTCCGGCCAAGATCGCTGCTCGTATAATTTGATTGAGCTAGATATGTAAATCCTGAACATAGAACGGAAAGTGCTACCCCAAAACAAAAAATTAGTAATCCTTTGGATACTAACAGTGCGGCAATGTCCATTGATTCCTTTCGCCATATATTTCCTATAAAAGCAAGCAACGCTATTGAAGCGCCACCATTGATAAGCAAGCAACTTTTGGCAGCATTCATGCCTATGCTGATGGTTGATCTGAACGATTCTAGGTTGATGGCTTCATTGACTTTCATTGTCTCAATATGTAATTGATTCTGAGCTTTGAACTCTTCTAATGAAAAATCATGACCAATGCTTACCTGCGTCTTAATTTTTTGAAGGTAGTTGAGGGTGAAATCGATATCTAATTCTTTTATTCCTTTATCTTTTAAATCGTTAACTTCCTCTATTGCTTTGTTAATTATGTGATTCGAATCCATTGAAACCTCCAAGATTAAACTGTTAAGTGATTCTACCACTGAGTTTTACTGATTTAATTCAATTTATAAGGGCTGCCAAATTGGCTGCCCTTTCTCGTTTTAGCGCCCAGTCAATCAGCACCCATCTCACCATTCCTGCAAATCGACTGCGGCGCTAAATACCTACCGACTACGCACCCAGCTCGTCACCGAGAGGGGGAGACTATGAAAATGAATCAGCATTCTGACAATTTCGTTAATGGAGGCACGCTACTTACCATGCTCTCCTCACTTGCTGGCTTTATCACCCTTGAGCGGGTCTACATGGCAACGGCCGTTGTTGGCTTGCTGATCACCATTCTCGGGTATCTGGATAAGCACAAGGCAATCAAAGAAGCCCGGAAGAATGACGCGGAGCGCATGAAGCTAGACCGCGAGCTTCACCAGGCGACAATCGACTCGCTCAAGTACCGTACTGATACACCTGCGATCACAAAATACCCAGAAGTTTCCGAGGGGATTAAAGGCGTGCTTGAAGCCGCCAAGGACTGAGCATGGCATATTCCAGAAGCAAGCTCAGTAAGGCCGTGATCGCTCTCATCATTTCGGGCGCAAGCGCCTCGGCGATCCTAAGCCAGTTTCTCGATGAGAAGGAAGGTAACCGCCTCTTCTCTTATCAGGATGGCAAAGGAATTTGGACAATCTGCCGCGGCGCCACGCGCGTTGATGGAAAGCCAGTAACGCCGGGCATGCGCCTTAGCGCGCAAAAATGCGACCAGGTGAACCAGATTGAGCAGGATGCGGCGATTGCGTGGATTAAGAAGAACGTCCACGTGCCGCTGACAGCCCCGCAAATTGCCGGAATTGCATCGTTCTGCCCGTACAACATCGGCCCCGGTAAATGCTTCCCGTCCACGTTCTACCGCAAGCTCAACGCTGGCGACCGGCGCGGGGCATGCGCCGAGATAAAGCGCTGGGTGCGAGATGGCGGCAAAGACTGCAACATCCGCGCTAACAACTGTTTCGGCCAGATCGAGCGGCGCGACCAAGAGAGCGAGCTGACATGCTGGGGGCTTGATGGTTAACAAAGCGGCTGTGATAGCAACGTTGATTATCCTTGCGCTGGTTGGCCTGCTGCTGGCGCTGGCCTTCCATTTTTATGGCGTTTCTGTAGAGGCGAATGGCAAGGTCAGCCAGCTGCAAAGCGATAACGCCTTGCAGGCGCAGACTGTCGCCACGCAGGCGTTTAACTTCCAGCGCTCAAACCAGATAGCTGGCGCCGCGCAACAATACGCCGTGCAGATAACAGGAAAGAGTCAGGAGCGTGAAATTGAATATCGAACGATTCTCAAAAGCGAGCCGACTTGTGCTCTGTCTATCCCTGCTGACATTGCTAACAGCCTGTACGACTACGCGGACCGTCTACGTGCCAGCGCAATGCACCCCGATCCCGGCCAGCCTATTACAGCCGCTGTTAGTGCCACTACCTCCCGCCGAATAACTTACTGCCAGGCGGTTTTGTGGATTGACCCGCTGCTTACCTTGATTGACCAGGCTAACAGCCAGCTCGCAGGCATTCGCCAGCACGAAGAGGCCAGACAGAAATGATTAAGCACTTTCTCGCATGGCTGAAAAGCATCTATTTCAAACCGGCAGCCGCCGACATAAAAACACCAGAGGTAGTAACCATGTCCGAACCACTGCAAGACCAGGCTCTTAATCACACCCCCGTCACCTCAACCATTCCAGATGTGAATATGCAGCAGCCTGCGCCAACAGCGCCAATCGCTGTGGCAGAACCAGTCAAACCACTATCTCCGCTGGAAGCGCTCAAGGCGCGCGATGATGAGTTTGTGAATTTCGTGGTGCACGGCTTGGCCGTTCTCGGCGAAGAGGCTGAGGCTGAACTGGTGGCGCTGAAAGCCAAGTATTTCTAAGCCCGATAGAGCATTACAAGGGGCGTCAGTTTTCCTGATGCTCCTGATAATGATTTATCAACAAAGGGGTCGGCAATGGCAAAGCTAAATTTAGAAGTTACACCGCCGTCCACGGCAGACGTAAACGCTGTTTTTTCAGAGGTCGAGCGCAAGTATCGAGGTAAGGCAGCCACGCCGGAAACCATCGCCGATATGGAGCGTGAAGCTGCACGACTTATTCGACGCTTAATCACTACGAAAGTGACGTTCATTAAGTAAGGGTACCGATCATGGCAAAACCGGACTGGGGAACACTGCAAAACCAGTACCTCGCCGATCATGCCAGCACTGGAATATCCCCTAAAGAATGGTGTGATGCGCAGGGCTTAAATTACACCTCTGCGCGCAGGTACATCAAAAAGCCTGTTGCGCAGAAAACTGCGCATAAAAAATTGCGCAAATCTGCGCAAGAGCAGACGCCACAAGATAGCCAGCACGTAAGCAGCGTCAGCGCTGCGCAGGAAGAGCCGTCGGAAAACGAGGGTGTTCTAAAGCCGCAGCACGAACAATTTGCGCAGAACATTGCGCGCGGGATGACCCAAAAAGAAGCCGCAATTTGCGCTGGCTACTCCCCGACGCGGGCCGATACTCAGGCGCCCGTTCTGCTCAAGCGGCCAGACGTTCGCCGCCGCATCCGAGAGCTGCGTCAGGAAGCTGCGTTGCTCGTAACGTTCGACGCGAAGGATTTGGCTGAGCTTTCTTATAAATCGGCCCAGCAGGCATTAGTCGATAAGAAGTTTGGACAGGTCGCGCCAAACGTTAAGAACGCCGCACAGCTTACCGGCATCGATATGGCGGCAAGCAAGACTGAGGTTAGCGTCGATTTGGCGGGCCTGAGCTACGGCAAAGTTTGCATCGTTACCCCGGCTAATTGCCCGAGCGACGTGTGGGCTTCCCACATGGAGAAGCTGCGCGCGGGAAAAACGATAGCCCAGTCATAATTGACGGTGTTCTGTACGCCTTTAGTAGTGACTGGGCGACAGATGTACTTTACGACGCGCCGATAGGTTCCGTGCGCTGGCGCTGGATGTACGGCGGTCGCGGTGGCGGTAAGTCGGTTGAAATAGCTCGCTCTCTGGTTATTCAGGGCGCGATTGAGCCGATGATCATCCTCTGCGCGCGTGAGTTCCAAAACTCAATCAACGATTCCGTGCTGGCGCTGCTGGACGCTGAGATCCACGCGCTCGGCCTCGCTCACTTCTACAAAGTAAAGAACAACGAAATCGAGGGGCGTAACGGCACCCGTTTTGCGTTTAAAGGCCTGCGTAACAACATCCAGAGCATCAAGTCGATGTACGGCATCAAGATTTGCTGGGTGGAAGAGGCGCAGACGGTATCGCAAGACAGCTGGGACACCCTCGGCCCGACCGTTCGCGCCAATAAGTCAGAAGTTTGGGTTTCCTATAACCCACGCGAGGCAACCGACCCAACGTACATGTTGATGAAGCGCCACGAAGAAGACCCGCCGGACGGTGGAGCTATCATCCGCCAGGTTAACTATCCGGATAACGCCTTCTTCCCTGACGTTCTACGGCAGGAAATGGAGTACTGCAAACGCATCGACTACGAGGCATACGAGCATATTTGGCTTGGCTTGCCGAGGGCGATTAGCGAGGCGGTTATCTTCTCCGGCAAGTACCGCGTCGAAGCATTCCCCGATGACTTGTACCTTCAGGCTGATCGACTCTTCTTTGGCGCTGACTTCGGCTTCTCGCAAGACCCTTCCACGCTCATCCGCTGCTTCATGCTCGATAACTCACTGTATATCGAATATGAGGCTTACGGCGTGGGCGTCGAGCTGGTCCAAATGGCTCAGTTCTACGACTCAATCCCCGAGGCGCGAAAGTGGCCCATTCATGGCGATAACAGCCGACCGGAGACGATCAGCTACATCGGACAGCAAGGCTTCAACATCGATGCCGCGTCGAAATGGCCAGGCAGCGTAGAAGACGGCATCACTTACCTTCGCAGCTTCGAAACGATAGTCATCCATGAGCGCTGTAAGCACATGGTCGATGAGGCGCGCCTCTACTCCTATAAAACCGACCGGCTGACTGGGGAAATCCTCCCGATCATCGTCGATAAACATAACCACTGTTGGGATGCCGTGCGATATGGCCTTGATGGCTACATCACCAGCGCGGACGGCCTTGGATCGTGGGCTGCACTCGGTAAAAGAGGTTAAAATGGCCCGAAAGCAACGCCGTACTGGCGAGCAGAAAAAGCCCGTCCGTACCGGCGACGGGTACAATAATTTCACAGCAAAACTAGGCGGGAACACTGCCAACATCCAGACCGGCGGCAGCTATCAGCCCGGATACATCTCGCGTAATCGTGTCCAGCTTGAATTCGCCTACCGCTCATCGTTCCTTGTGGGCGCTGGCGTGGATGCAATGGCAGATGACATGACCCGCAAGGGCATTAACATCAGCTCAAAATTGAAGCCAGGCCAAAAGGGAAAGTTTGAAACCTTTTGGGACGATATTGCCGCTTGGGACGAGGTAAACAACACGCTCAAGTGGTCACGCCTGTATGGCGGTGCGCTGTTGGTGGTTCTCATTGAAGGTCAGGACATGAGCACGCCGCTCAACCTCGACCGCATCAAAGAGGGCCAGTTTAAGGGGTTGATGGTATTCGACCGCTGGATGGTTAACCCAACCTATTACGACCTCATAACGGATTATGGTCCCGATTTTGGTAAGCCTAAGTTTTACAAAGTGGTGACCAACCAGCAGGGCATTCCTCCTTGGAAAATTCACCACTCACGTCTGGTCCGCATGGAGGGTGACTCGCTCCCCTTCCAGCAAGCTCAGACGGAAAACGGCTGGGGGATGTCGGTTGTCGAACGCATTTTCGAGCGCGTTCAAGCATTCGATACAGCGACGGTCGGCACGACTCAGCTAATCCACAAAGCGCACCTGCGAACGTATAGCATCGAAGGCTTGCGAAAAATCCTCGCGACGGGCGGCGTGATGGAGGAGGGGCTAAACAAGCACATGGATATGATCCGTGAGTTTCAGACAATCGAAGGCATGACCATCATGGATGCCAGCGATAAGTTTGAGACTCACAGTTATTCGTTTGCTGGCATCGCTGACGTCATTCTTCGCTTTGCTGAGCAGGTTTCAGGTGCTACCGGCATTCCTCTTGTGCGGCTATTTGGTCAGTCACCCTCTGGATTTAGTACCGGAGACGGCGACCTTGAGAACTATTACAGCCGCGTTAACTCGTTGCAGGAACGGCGCTTACGCCGCCCCATTCGCTGGCTGCTCGATATCTCATGGCGCTCTCTATTCGGCGAACCCCTGCCGGAAGACTTCACCTTCGAGTTTAACAAGCTTTGGGAAATGTCAGATACCGACCGGGCGACCATGGCCAGCAACGTCACAACCGCGCTGGCGACTGCCGTTCGTGATATTGGCATGTCTCCCGCCGCTGCTCTGAGCGACCTGCGGAATATGTCTGATGTGATTGGTATTGGCGGATCCATCACCGACGAGGATATTGAAAATGCGAAGTCGCAGTGGGAGGAGCCTGAACCTGAAGCCAGCGCTGCGCCGTCGTTCAGAGACCCAGTATCAGAAAAGCCTACTGGGGATAGTCAGCCAAATAAACGAAATAGTAACTGGCTCCTACGATGGTTCCCAAGCCAGCGCTGATACCGTTGCTGGACATCTGATCGATTACTCTCAGGTTATCAATGACTGGTCCACTCAGGTCGCGCAGAAGATGTTTCTGCAAGTTGAGAGCGAAGAGTGGAATCAGTGGCGCTCGGTATCACAACAAATATCTGAGGGGCTGCGTGACATTGTCGGCAACACGCCGGTAGGTCTAGTAGCGCAGGACATCGTTTACCGCCAAGTCCAGATGATGCGGTCGCTTCCCCTTGAGGCGGCTGGACGTGTCAAAGACATTCAGGACCGCGCTATTCAGGCGGTCATTAATGGCGAGCGTCCTGAAGATCTGTACAACATGATCATGCAGTCAGGCGATGTTGCGGCCAGCCGCGCGAGGATGATTGCCCGGACCGAAATTGGACGAGCTACTGGCGCACTCACGGAGGCTCGGGCGGTCTCGGTTGGCTCTGAGGGCTATTGGTGGCGCATCGAGGGAGCTGGTACGCGTCCATCGCATAAAAAAATGCGGGACAAGTTCGTTTACTGGCATAGCCCGCCAACGCTCGACGGCATGACCGGCCACGCCGGCTGCTTGCCTAATTGCAAATGCTGGCCTGACGTTCAGATCCCATCCCCAAGAAAATAACAGGCCGCCATCGAGCGGCTTTTTTAATGCCCGCAATTCAGCAGGTGAACCATGACAAAAAAAATAGTTATCGACTGCCGGAAAAATGAGCACGCCGCATTTATTCAAGTGACGGTCGGTGATGTTTCTGCCGTGTATAAGCGCGCCGGTGAGATATCGGTATTGACAGCATCTGGCCTGGGCAATGTGCGCCAGGTTAAGGCGCTTCTTCGCGAGTTCGTCAGGAATTCTGACCGCTCACTGACGTGAGGTAGGCGATGAAATATTTCTTCACCACCCGCCTTGGAGAGACTCGATTTCTTCAGGCGGACGGTTCGCTGCTGTGCAAGGACGTACCGATAGCGAGAACAGGGACGCAGATTTATCTACCCGAAGAGATTGATCTCGAGGCTGATGCCAGCGGAACGGTGACCGTGTACCGATTGGAGGATGAGGTCTTTTCTCCGGAAACCATGGCGAGCTTCGAAGGTGTTGCCGTCACGCTTGGTCATCCAGAAGACGCCGATGGGAATATCGTTTTCGTTAACCCAAGCAATTACGCAGAACTGGCCCACGGCCACATTCAGAACGTGCGGCGTGGGGTTGTCGAGCAATCGAATCTCCTGCTGGCTGACGTCCTCGTCAAACGGCAAGAGGCTATCGACGCTATTAACGCCGGGCTTCGAGATGTGAGCTGCGGTTATGACGCGCTCTATAAACAACTCTCGCCGGGTAAGGGCAAACAATACCAAATCACTGGAAACCATCTGGCTGTCGGTATCGACAGAGGCCGGGCGGGTTCTCGCTGTGCCATCGGGGATTCAGCCCCATCCATACCTGTCAAAAAGGAGAAGCCTGCAATGTCATGGCTGAAAAAACTGGCTACGGCCATCAAAACGAAAGATGAGGATGCTTTGCAACAACTCATCGACGAAGCGCCGGATATGCCATCTGATGGCATGGGTTCGATCCCCGGCGTAACCATCAACATGAACACACCCGCGCAGGCAACATCTTTACCGATGGAAAACAAAACCACGGTGGACGATAAGCCTGACCCGGAAAAAACCGGTGATGAAGAAGTGCCCGATTGGGCTAAGGCGCTCATTGATCGGCTGGATAAGCTTGAGGGTAAGACGGCAGACGCTGACCCTGACGATTTGCCAACAACCGATGAAGATATCGAAGAGGATAAAAAAGTCACAGGTGATGCCGCGTACAAACGCAACATTATCGCTGACGCTGAGATCCTCTCTCCGGGCTTTGCTCCAAAGGGTGATAAAGGCCTAAAGCGCCAGGTGCTGAACCACGTCGTGCGCACTGGCGACAGTCTGAAAAGTTTCGGCGTGGAAGACTTCACCAAAGCGCCTAAGGCTACGGTCGACGCGGTCTTTGCCGCTGCCGTGACGCTGAATAAAGCGAAGAACCAAATCGCGCCTCTCGGCGTGCGAACTGGTGACACCCACCGCGGGGCGGTTACACCGTCCCAACTCAATAAAATCAACGCCGACTTCTGGAAGCGCAACCCATAAGGTAACCCCCATGGCTGGAAATGCTTATGTAACCCGGATGCCCCTTGGCATTTCCGGTGCAGTAACTCGCCTGCAAGATCTGACCGCTGAGCCGGTAATTCTCGATAGCGTTAAAGTTTTCGACCAGTTTGGACTCGCGGGCAAATGGAGTGGCAATAAGTTCGTGCCACTGGAAGCTGGGGACGACATTGCTGTCGTTGCTGGAATTCTGATCCGCCCTTACCCAACGCAGGCTCAAAAAGACATTGCTTACCTTGGCGTAACTGCGGGTGTAACCGGCGATCGCCTCGCTCGCGGCTACATCTGCGTTAGCGTCCCTGTAGGTCAGGCAACGGCAGCAGTTAAAGACGCGAAAGTTTACGTCCGCGTGGCAGCACCAACAACAGCAAGCCCTCTTGGCTCTTTGCTGCTTGCGCAAGACGCAACCGCTTCTAACACCCCTGAGCTACCACTGGCGAAAGTCATGGGGCCGGGAGACGGCATCGCTGGCGCTGGCAAAGGTCACATCGAAATCGCTTACAACATTTAAGGAACACTGAATGTTTACTATTGATAAAGCCACCAAAGATGCGGCTGGCGCGTTCCTCGTTGGTGAGCTGGAACGTCTTGACCAGACGCTAAACCTGCCGCTTGTTTCCTACAAGTGGTCCCGTGACATGCCACTGCGTAGTGACGTGTCTATCGCTGACGAACTGTCATCTTTCACCAACACCGACCTTGCAGCAGCGGGTGGCGTTAACCCGAATGGTAAAAACTGGATTGGCAAAAATTCAACCGCTATCCCAACTACCAACCTGTACATCGAGAAAACGGCTCAGCCACTCACTCTGTGGGGTATGGAATTGGGCTGGACATTGCCAGAGCTGGCCTCGGCGCAACAATTAGGCCGTCCGGTTGATGCGCAGAAGTACGACGCTATGCAACTCAAATGGAATATGGACGTCGATGAGCAGGTTTATATCGGCGATACCGATCTCGGCATTACCGGATTGCTGAATCTGGCGCAGGTTATTCCCGTTGCTGCAGCTGCTGCATGGACAGCCACGACTGATCCTGACGTAATCGTGCAGGACATCAATCTGCTGCTGACATCCGCCTGGTTGTCTTCCGGCTACGCAATGTGCCCGCGTAAAGTTGGTATGGCGCCAGAGTTGTTTGGTCTGCTGACCAGCAAGAAGGTTTCATCTGCAGGGAATATCTCCGTACTCGAGTACGTGAAGATCAACAGTATCGCCTTCCAAGAGAACGGCGAACCACTGGAAATTGTCTCCATGAAGTGGGCGAGCAAGCGCGGTTCGGCTGGCGCGCATCGTGTGGTGGCTTACACGCAGGATGAGAAATATATTCGCTTCCCGTTGGTGCCGCTGCTGAATACGCCACTGGAGTATCGCGGCATTTACCAACTGACTACCTATTACGGACGTCTTGGTCAGATCGAAGCGCCATACGGCAACACCATCGCATACCTGGATGTTCCGGTAGCCTGATAAATGTGCGGGGGAAACCCCGCCGTTTCTGGAGAAATCAATGAAATATCTCGTATCCACTGCAGCAACGCTCCGCTTTGCTGATGGTTCTCAGGTTGAGCTGGTTCCCGGTATTCATAGCTTTGATAAGCAGGTCGCCGAGCACTGGGCGTTTGGCGCTCATGCCAAAGCCGTCAATGATTCCGAGCTTGAAAATCTGAACTATGACGCTGATCTGACCCTAAAGGTTAATGAGCTGAAAGGTGAAATCACCGAACTGAAAGCACAGGTGGACGCCAAAGACGGTGAAATCACCGAACTGAAAGCACAGGTGGCATTACTAACCAACGCGCAAACCCCCGATGACAAAACCGAAGTGACACAGCCTGGTGCAGAACAGGAGACTGGCAATGCCAAAAAACAGTCTTCTACCAACAAGTGATCAGTTTCGAACTGATTTCCCCGAATTTTCCGATCTAACGCGATATCCAGACAGTGCTGTTAACTTTTACCTAACTCAAGCTGACAACCTACTTCTGCAAGAACGGTTCGGCGATCAGTTCGTATACCTAGCTGAGTTATTTACGGCGCATTACACAGAGCTGCGCGGGCGCCGTAGTGCGCAGGCTGCACTTGGTGCTGTCAACTCATCCGGTGGTGGCATTCTGACATCGAAATCGGTTGATAAGGTCAGTGCCAGTTACGACGTTTCGGGGATCATTAACCCTGATGCAGGGTTCTGGAATAACACTGATTATGGACGCGAATTCTTCTGGTGGTGGGAGATGTCCGGCGCGGGTGGGAGGCAGCTGCTATGAAAAGCGGGCTGACGGTCAGGACCGATAATGCGTCAACTATCCTCGAGTCTCTTAAAAAGCTGAGCAAGACGGATGTGCTGGTGGGCATTCCCGCTGAAAAAGCGGTTCGCGAAGATGGCGAAAAGCTAAATAACGCGGAAATAGGCTACCTACAGTCTACCGGCGCGACGATACAAATTGGCGGCACCACCGTCACGCTTCCGCCTCGGCCGTTCCTCGAAATGGGGATCGAAAACACCAAACCACGCACTACCGCGCACTTGAAGGCTGCCGCTATCGCCGCACTGGAAGGAAATTCAGATGCGGCTATGCGAGAACTCGAAAGCGCCGGACAGATAGCCCGCGACGGCGCTAAATCAGTAATTTCCTCCGGTGACCAGCTTCACCTCCTATCAGACAAAACCAAAGAGAGACGGCGCGCTCAAGGCATACCAGGCGATAAGCCGCTTTATGCCCGAGGCTATCTCCTTCGGTCGATCACGTATGTGGTAAGGAGCAAATAATGCCGTTTCTCGACGTATCAGAGGTGCTGCTGGATCCGGACTTCATGGATACTTCGCTGGTTTGTCATCGCAACGTTCAAACGACTGACGAAGATAATTTCCCGGTGAACACGCCGACGGATATCCCTTTCTCGGGTGTCGTGACTGTTGACCGGGCGCTTGAAGCTAAGCGCATGGCGGCGGGTCAGAACATCAATGGTGCAATCCTCATTGTAACGTCATTTCGCCTCACGCAAGGTCAGCCAGGCTTCGATGCTGACGGTGTGACCTATCAAGGTCGTGAATATCGCGTGACGTTTGTTGATCCCTACACTCGCTACGGTGCCGGATTCGTACAGGCCCATTGTGAGCTGATGGACTTTAATGGAGGGACGCCGATTGAGTAACGACACCACGGCAGCCGGATACCTGACATCGGTTGGAGATGAGCCCACTTATGACGAGGCGCTGGAACGTGAAATCAGCCGGTGGATCCGTGGCGTCACCAGGTTGGACAAAAATCTTGTTTATCCCCGCTGGACTGACCCGCAAACCCAGATACCCAAAAATGGCACCACCTGGTGCGCATTCGGCATTACCGCCATTCCTGAGGATGCCAATCCGGCTTATATCCAGTCAGATGAAAGCGCTGAACAGTGGTCACATGAAGCCATTGATATTTTGTGCTGCTTCTATGGGCCACAGGGAATGTCAGTTGCCTCGAGGTTCAGGGATGGACTGTTCGTTTCGCAAAACAACGCCGAGCTGAATCAGGCAGGTATGACGTTTAAGCAGTGTGGCCGTCTGCAGAGTCTCCCAGAGCTCATAAATAATCAATGGGTTCGCCGGTACGATCTCAGCGTCCAGTTACGCAGAAAAATCATCCGCACCTACGGCATCAAAACATTTCTCTCGACCCAAGTTCAATTTTTCGGAGATTAACCTATGCCTAACGGCTTATCTGTATCACGCGTTGTACGCGTGCAGGTTTCGCTCGCGCTGAGAGCCGCGCAGGGACGAGACTTTGGGGCGCTGCTGATCCTTGGCCCGTCTGACGTCATTGTTGCGCCGGAAGTAATGCGCCTCTATAACGACATCGAAAGCGTGGCCACAGACTTTGGCACCGCTGCCGAGGAATATAAAGCTGCATTGCTTTACTTCCAACAGTCTCCGCAACCACTCGATTTGTACATCGGTAAAATGGATCGCCAGACAACGGCGGCCACAGCAGGGAAATTAACCGGTGCCGTACTGACCTCGACCGAACAGACTCTGACTAAATTCACCGCAGTGAGCGATGGTGCGATAAAAATCTCGGTAGACGGAACGGTTAAAACAATCACCGCCGTTGACCTCTCTGCGGTGACAGATTTAGCGGGCGTCGCTACTGCACTGCAGGCCAAACTTACCGGAACGGCGGTTGCGTGGGTGGCGGGATCTAATCAATTCACGGTGACCTCAGCGACTACCGGCGTGACGTCAAAAATCGGCATTCCGGCCGCAGCTGGCACAGGAACCGATCTTGCGCCATTGCTGGGCATCGATGCTGCACATAATCCGACTGTCGTTGATGGGATGGCAGCATCTTCCTCGCCGCTGCCATCCGTAAACACTGCACTGAATTACTCAGCAGACTGGTACGGGCTGGTAATTTCAGACCCTGCCATGACTGATCAGGACCATCTCGACGTCTCTTCACTTATTGGCGCGGCCAGCGATTCACGCGTTTATGGCATTACCACGAATGCGGATGCGGTCCTCGATGCAACCAGCACAACCGACGTCGCGAGCAAAGTGAAGGCCGCGGGCTATGGGCGCTCGTTCGTCCAATACAGCCAGGTTAACTACGCCGCGGCATCGGCATTCGGCCGGGCGTTCACCGTTAATTTCCTTGGCAACAACACCACCATCACGCTGAAGTTCAAACAGGAACCCGGCATCACAGCAGAGACAATCACCGCGCAGCAGGCCGATACGCTGAAAGCCAAAAACTGCAACGTTTTCGTCCGATACGCCAATGACACTGCCATCATTCAGGAAGGTGTTATGGCGAATGGCGACTTCTTTGACGAACGCCATGGGCTCGACTGGCTGCAGAACTACGTGCAGAACAATCTGTGGAATCTGCTTTATACCTCGACAACAAAAATCCCGCAGACCGAAGCTGGTGTAACGCGCCTGCTAACGAATGTGGAACAGTCGATGGACCAGTCTGTGACGAATGGTCTGGTTGCGCCTGGTACTTGGACTGGCGGTTCGATTGGGCAGCTGAGTCCAGGCGACACGCTGACAAAAGGCTATTACGTTTATGCCGCGCCACTTTCAACGCAAGCACAAGCTGACCGTGAGGCCCGTAAAGCGCCAGTCATTCAGGTGGCCTGCAAACTTGCCGGCGCTGTTCATTTTGCTGACGTTTTAATCGACGTCGTTCGCTAAGGATAAAAAATGTCGACTTATTCTTTTCTTGATGTAACCGCGTCGCTAAGCGGACCAACGGGTGTTATCGATCTCGGGCAGGGCTCTGCTAACTCCGAGGAAGGTATCACCCAGACAATGGGTGGCAGCAAAAACACCATGACCGTTGGTGCTGACGGTGAAGTGATGCACAGCCTGCACGCTGACAAGTCTGGCAGCATCACGGTGACGCTCCTCAAAACCTCTCCGGTGAATAAGAAACTGTCTCTGGCCTATAACGCACAGAGCCAGTCCTCATCAACTTGGGGCAATAACGTGATTGTGATCCGCAACTCAGCGTCTGGTGATATTTCCACCGCGCGCTCGTGCGCATTCCAAAAACAGCCTGACTTCAATAATGCCAAAGAAGGCGGAACGGTCGCCTGGGTATTCGACTGCGGCAAGATTGACCAACTGCTTGGGGAGTTTTAATCGATGGAATTTGAAATTAAGGGCATTCAGTATCGCGTCGCCAAACTCAGTGTTTTCGAGCAACTGAAAGTGTCCCGCAAGTTGCTACCGGTTATGGCTGGCATGGTGTCAGATTTCCGTAACGTACAGACACAAATCAACGACAAAGACACCGAAGGCGCAATGAGTACCATTCTGCCAAAAATCGCCAATGCGGTATCGGCGATGAGTGATGATGATGTGAACGCGATACTGTTCCCATGCCTCTCAGTCGCGTCTCGTTTTCACATGAAGGGGTGGGTGCCAGTCTGTCAGCAGGGGGCAATGGCTTTTGATGATATTGACCTTCTGACGATGTTGCAGCTGGTGGCCCGGGTGGTGGCTGATTCATTGGGAAATTTTTTGCAAGGACTCCCTACCAGCGAGACGGAAGCGCAGCCTGCGGAATAACCTTCAACAACCTGCCGGGCGGAGAAGATTCTATTCTTCGCCCGGTGCTGGCGTTCGGTATTGATCAGAAAGACCTCGACAGCGGCGCGGTAGACCTCTGCCGCATTGCCTTGCTCAATGACTACCTCGACATGCGCGAGGATAACGAATCCCGTGTAGATAAATGGAGAGCGGCCAATGAGCGGTAATGCGGATACTATTAAGGACTTTTTGATCTCGCTTGGGTTCGACATTGATGAGTCCGGGGCTGATAAGTTTGATGCTGTCCTGAAAGGCGTCACTGCTAACGTGCTGAAGGTTGGCGCGGTTGTGGAAGGCACTGCGCTGGCCGTCGTAGGCTTTACAACTCAGATCGCCAATGGTCTGGATAAAGTCTACTGGGCATCACAGCGCACCGGTGCCAGCGTGCAGGGCATTAAAGCGCTGGGCTATGCCGCTTCGCAAACGGGTGCCAGTGCTGAATCTGCGATGTCTTCCCTCGAAGGACTGTCGAGCTTCATGCGCAACAGTCCGGGCGCGGAGGGTTTCCTGAACCGCCTGGGCGTTCAGACTCGTGACGTCAGCGGCAAAATGCGCGACACGGCATCCATTTTCACGGGTGTCGGCCAGAAGCTCAACAACATGCCGTACTACCGTGCCAGACAGTATGCGCAGATGCTCGGCATTGATGAAAATACGCTGATGGCAATGCGGCGCGGGCTCGGTCAATTCAGTTCCGAGTATGCGCTGACCGCTAAAAAGATTGGTTTCAATGCCGAAGTGGCAGCGAAGCAATCCAATATCTTCATGACCTCCATGCGCGGCCTCACGGCCACCCTCGGGCAGGCACGCGACAAGATTGGCTCTAACCTGGCTGGTGGTCTGGCCGGTAGCATTGATTCCCTAAATAAGCAGCTACTCGACAACTGGCCCAAAATTGAAGCCGTGTTGATGAAGGTGATCAAAGGCATTCTTTTTGCGGGCGATGCCGTTACTCGCGTTTTGTGGCGAACAGGGCAGGCCGTTGGCGACGTCATCGGCTGGTTTAAAAAGCTGGACCCGGTGACGCAGCAACTCATCATGCTGTTTGGTGGCCTGCTGGTCGCCTGGCGTTTGCTGAATACCGCGTTTCTTTCCTCTCCGATCGGCATTGTCACTTCCCTTGTATTGGCACTCGGCCTGCTCTGGGATGACTATCAGACGTGGAAAGAAGGCGGGAAAAGCCTGATTGACTGGGGGAAATGGAAGCCAGAGATCGACGCAGCCCTTAAGGCGATGAACGAGCTTAAAGCGTCCATTAAAAACATCGGCCTTGAGGTCGCAAAACTCCTCAACATCAATCTGAGCAACTGGACGCTAAAAGGCGACATCGAGAACCTGACGAAGCAATTCGGTGAGTTCGGCAAAATGATGTCGATGATTGGCGATCTTCTTAATGCCTTGAAGGACGGCAACTGGAAGCAGGCATACAGCATCGGCAAGCAATTGATGGCGCAGGGACAGGATCAGCCTGATGCGCTTCCTGAAGTATCAGCTGCTGCAGTCCGACACCGTGAAGCGGCCTTGGGTTTTTATAACGATTTAAACGGCAAGCTTAATTCGTGGCTCCCTGAATGGGCGGGTGGTTCGCCTGCAGAACCAGAGCAGCACGGTCAATCGGTAAAACGGCCACAGGCGACTTCAAAGGGTAAGGCGCTGCTCGATTGGATGGCTCCAACCTTTAATAAGCTTGAATCGCTCTACCGATTACCAGACGGTCTGCTGAAAAGCGTGGCTATCACTGAGTCTGGAGGTAACCAGCTTGCGATGTCAGGTGCTGGCGCTAAGGGCTTGTTCCAGTTTATGGACGGTACCGCGAAGGATATGGGCCTGCGTGGCAATGATGTCTTTGATCCGGAGAAGTCCGCACAGGCGGCTGCGAAGTATCTCAGCCAGCTGCTTAAGCAGAACGGCGGTGACCTCAATAAAACGTTGGCTTCGTATAACTGGGGCATTGGTAACGTGCAGCGTTATGGCATGGGCCTGATGCCGCAGGAGACGCGCAATTACATTCCGAAGGTAATGAGCAACATGCCCGCGGCTGGTGGGACGCCAATTCAGCAGGAGACGAATATTCACATTCATGGTGTCTCTGACCCTCGCGAAGCTGCAAGACTCACCGTTGATCGCCAGAAAAGCGTGAACTCTCAATTAACGCAACAACTACCGATGGTGCCGGGCTAATGGATATTCTCTCTGCTATTTTTCGGCAGCAATCGCGGCGGATTGGTCTGCTTATACCCAGCGTGGTGGAATCAGAAAAACACTCGGATACGCTCGAAATCACAGAGCATCCGGTTGAAAAACCAGCGACCACCAGTAATTCGGGTTTTATCGCTGATCATGCTTATAAGCGCCCCAGTGAGGTCACGATGGAATGTGGCTTTGCTGGTGGTGGCTCTCTTTTGGATTTTGTGAACACATCCTCTATTGGCCTGAAACTTGGCCTGAGCCCACAGGAGACCTATCAGGAGTTACTGGATCTGCAAGCCTCACGCGTACCGTTCGACGTGGTGACCGGCAAGCGAACCTACAACAACATGCTGGTCCGCGCCATTGAAGTCATGACAGATAAAACCAGCGAGAACGTACTCAAATGCACGTTGACGCTGCGTGAAGTCATCATGACCCAGACGCAGACCGTATCAGTTGCCGATAAGTCCGAAATGCAGGATGGTGTCAGCACCTCTGCGGTACAGAACACGGGTAACAAGTCTTTGACGCCGCCTAATGAGTCATTGCTCAATAAATTAGGCAGCGGCGTTACGTCAGCCTTCGGGGGATAGCATGCAGGCAAATGAAATACCCTTATCTCCGGATAACCAGCAGTTCCGCATTCTGCTTGGCGATACGACTTACATGCTGAGAATTATTTGGCGTGATGCCGCCGGCTGGATCATGGATGTTCAGGACAGCGGAGGAGTTGTGCTATTGACTGGCGTACCGCTACTGACAGGTGCCAATTTACTCGAACAATATCCTCAACTGGGCATCAATGGTGCGCTGGTGGTTGTCACCGATAACGGCGCACCGGATGACCCAACCAAAACCAATCTTGGCACCTCAAGCCATCTCGCGTTTCTACAGGAATAAACATGTCGATTAACTGGATGCGCCATTTTGAACTGCAGCTTTTAGACCAGAACGGCCAGGGTGTTTCTCTGTCCGATTTTAAAGTTACGTTTCATATTCAGTGGGCAGACACGAAGTGGCCGCGCGTGGCCGAGGTGAAAGTTTATAACCTATCGACCGACACCACGAACAAAATACTCGGACAGGAGTTTTCCAAAATCCGGATCATCGCCGGGTATGACGGTATTGCGCCGGACGTTGACGCCGGTCAGGTCGGCATTGCCCGCGATATTAATAGCGAACAAGTGGGGCAGTCGAACGGCCAGAACTTTGGCCTGATATTCGACGGTGACATTCGTTTTACGGTGACCGGGAAGGACAACATCACTGACTCATGGGTGCTCATTCAGGCCATCGGTGACCATGAAGCCTTCCTGTTCGCACGAACCAAGACCACTATCGCCGCTGGTTACACGGTGGCCGACCTGCACCAGGTGACGATGCAGGGTTTCAATGCGTTCGGCGTTACCCAGGGCATCACTGGCGACATGCCGACAACCGTGTTCCCGCGCGGGCGGGTGCTCTATAACGCATCCCGCAACGTGATGGACAATATCGCGAAGCAGTGTAATGCGACGTGGCAGCTGGTGGATGGTCAGGTGCAGATGGTGCCGGAGGATAAGTACATCCATGAGGCGATTGTCCTGAATGCTGACACCGGCCTGATCGGCATGCCTCAGCAGACTATGGGAGCCGGAGTAAACGTGCGCTGCCTCATTAATCCGAATATCCGCATCAACGGGCTCATCCAGCTGGATCAGGCATCGGTGTATAGAACAAAATACAGTGATAGCGATATTGCTCAGTCACCAACCAGAATCGGGACGTCTGAGTATAATGGCAATATTGAAGGTGATGTATTGCCGAGTAAGAGCCAGGCGGCCAGTGTTGCGACCGATGGCGTTTATATCGTCAAATCTATCAGCTATACTGGCGACACAAGAGGTCAGGCGTGGTACATGGATTTGATGTGCTTTGCTCGTGGCGCTCGAGAGATGGTTAATCAGTCTACGCTTCAGAAATGGCAGGTATAAAATGGCTAAGGCCAAACTAATCCTTTGCGGTGTTATTTTCTCATTAATCGGAGTGTCTCCCGCCTTCGCTGATACTCAGTGTGGCCCATACCGCTTAACTGCTGGTAATGACGGGTTTATGCATATTAATGGTGCAAAACCCGAGACGCAGAAAATGACCTTCCTAAAGGCTAAAGAAGACTATCAGAACATGAAAGCGGAATGGACTGTTGCAACCGACCAGCCAGGCCGCTGGGTAGGCCTTGAATACATCAAGCGCGACGGCAAAGCCATCCTCAACGCCCAGTGGCTTCAGGCCAGTATGGACGCGCCGCGTCAGTATGCGACTTATGACTGCGTGAAGGTGAAACAGTGAAAAAATTAGCCCTGTTACTTTCCTTATTTTGTATTTGCACCTATGCATCCGCAAAGACTGTTTCTGATTTTATTAACGAGTATCCCGCATTAGCAAAGGCCCCTATCATTAAAGTTGCGATTCAGCAGGGGGCAATGGGTAATGCAGCCACTGATGCAATGAGTAATGGGGCGACAGAAAATGACATTGTTGAAGCCACTCAACGCTTGCTAGCAGACAATGGCTATGACTATGCCAGAGCTAGTTTGCGAGACCTTGCGGGAAATATCTGCGGGACCCCTGAAATAGCTGATGCATATAGTTTAAGAGATAAAGATTGCCAAATAATCAACGAAGTTGATTCAGAAATAGAGTAATCGAATTCAAATTTCATCAACCCGCTTCGGCGGGTTTTTTTATGGAGTTTTTATGCCAATTCCTACTCAGTCCCAAATCGGCGGTGAGCAGCAAACCGCGCAGGCAATTGCCGACTCCGTATCCAATCAGATCCGTGTAGCGATGCCTGGCATTATTCAGTCGTACAATCCAGCCACTGTGACTTGCACCGTATTGCCAGCCATTAAGGGTAATGATAAAGGGGGCGCTGGAACAGAATCAGTCGACCTGCCTTTGTTGGTTGACGTGCCGATCGTTTTCCCACGTGGCGGAGGCTGCACGTTGACGTTCCCTGTGAAAGAAGGGGATGAGTGCCTGCTTATTTTTGCAGACCGTTGCATTGATTTCTGGTGGCAGAGCGGCGGCGTACAGGAGCCGGTTGATTCGCGCCAGCATGACCTTAGTGACGCGTTCGCTATCGTTGGCCCACAGTCGCAGGCGCAGAAAATAAGCAATGTCAGCGCCAGTACAGCGCAGTTGCGTAGTGATGACGGCAACGCGGTGATAGAGCTAGACCCATCAAGCCACGCAGTCAACGTTAAGACCTCTGGGGATATTGCTGCGCAGGCTTCGGGCAATGTTGCGATTACCACA